CTCGTGATCTTCTTGACAAAGGGATAGAAATACTTGAAGGTGACTTTATATCTTACGGTTCTGTTTTTTATGAAATCACCAAAGCACCTAGTTCACAAATAATTTTTGGACAGATTGAACATGAAAGATTTATAACGATATCAGGTAGACAGTCTAGAAAAGATCTATTTTTATCAAAAATATTTGGTCCAACTTCGGAGTCGTACACAGACGAGGATGCTGTTCAAGACACCTTTGTTCAGCAAAGAGGTTTTGCAGAGAATAGATTAGGACCTACAGCTGACGTCAGGGATTTAAGAAAAACAGGCGTACTTGATTCACCTATTACCGGTCCAAAAGAAGTTTCTAGTAGAGGTGACACAACAAAAGTTGGCTCTTCATTTTACGACGAGGAGTAAATAGATGGCAAATAAAAGACCACCTGTAAAAAAAGCTATTATAAATCAGTTTGATGGTGATAACGTCCCAGAAGATTTTGAATTTCCTAGCATTGGTATAGAAGATATAGATAGATCTGTGTTTAATCTTTTTGATGAAGTACTACAAATTGAAACCACCAGTAACGGGAAAGCAAGGCAAGTACCTGTAATATTTGCTACCGGTGAAAGGTTTGCGCTTACTAGAAGAAAAAAGCCACTGAGAGATAAAAACAATGCAAACATACTCCCACTAATATCAATTGTCAGGGAGAATATTGATATTGGTGCCACACAAGGCGGAAAAAACACGGCAATATCCTTTAGGGCGCAACCCAATTATTATGTAAAAAACAGACTACACTACAAAGACAGGGCTTTTCAAAACATTTTAAACAAAGAAGGTTTAATTAATCAAGAAAATGTAAGTTCAGATAAGAATTTTTTCAACCCTAATACTCAAACAGGTATAAAAGAAAATACTGTTGCGTCGAGAAGGGAAAAGAAAAATATTAAATTTTCTTCATCTGCTACAGTGCAACTAAATAACAATATTAATACTAATATTTATGAAATGATTCAAGTGCCTTATCCTTATTTTGCAGCCATGACTTATAATATAACTTTTTGGTGTCAATATATGCAGCAAGGTAACGAAATGATTGAATATCTTTTAACAAAGATTAGAGTACCTGGTGGTGAGTTTCCTATAGAGACAAAAGAAGGTTTCGAGTTGGTAGCTTTTATTGGTGATAGTATTAATTTTAGCAATAGTTTCGACAATATGACTGATGATGAGAGAATAATTAAGTACAGTTTCACTCTAACAGTACCGGGTTACATTTTAAATCCTGACGCACCTGGTTTACCTAATCAGCTAAGAAGCTTTATATCAGCACCTCAAATAGATTTCACTTATTACAACTCAAAGGCAGATGTCGACGTTGATTATCAACCTATATCTGAACAAGAAAATATGGAAAAACATGTTCTTTCTGACATTACTAGTGTCAAAGAATTACAAAACAGGAGAGGTGAATCAACTGAGATAATTAGGGAGTTTGTTGAAAATCCATTCAACAACACAGAAGATAAACAGTTTTTAAAAGTAAAAAATTCAAACTCTAGGACAGGGGAATCGATTGTTTCTTCTAGAATAACAAAACAAATAGACAGGCAGTTTGAATAATTTAAAAGAAATTTAAGGCATATGATGATACTTATATTACATGAAATTAGGAGAAGTTAATGACTGAACAAACGTTTAGATCTCCGGGTTTTTTTGAACGTGAAGTTGACTTAACTCAGAGAACGGTAGAAATAGAAGGGGTTCCTGCTGGAATTATTGGAACAGCCAACCTAGGCCCAGCATTTGTCCCTGTCACGCTTGGGTCATTTATTGATTTTGAGAAAAAATTTGGATCTTTAAATAGGGACAGATTTGGCCCATACGCAGTTCGAGAGTGGTTAAAGAATAGAACTGCTGTCACCTTTATTAGAGTATTGGGTGCGGGAGCTACTAATTCAATATCTGACATACAGACAACTGCCCGTGAAGGTACAGTAAAAAACGCCGGCTTTGTAATAAAGGGGACAGCAGTTAGCGACAGAGATGGCGCTGACAAACGCCATGAGGGAAGTGTGCAGTTTATTGTTGCTTCTCATGATGTCAATGCTAGCGAAAGCAAAGGGTACCCTATTTTTAGCGATAATGACTCATTTAACACTGGGACGAGCATAAGGCTTGTGCGAGGAATGGTCATGACCGCAACCGGTTCAAGATTACAAATCCTTGGGCATGGAGATGCTTATTCAGCAGTTAACGTAACTAATGATTTAGGAAAAGTTTCTCAAACAGAAAAAACTTTTAAATTGGTGTTATCTAGCGCAATAGGTACAAATTTTGGAAATGATGAACAACATCCTGGAATTAGAATTTACACAGCTTCTTTAAATCCGAATAGTGAACATTACATCAGTAAAATTCTCAATACAGATCCGCACAAGTTTCATGAAAGTCAACATTTACTATACGCAGACTTTCCTGTCGAAGACGAAGTAGCTAGTGTCACATACAGTGCAACAAAAGGTACAGTCGGGATTGCATCAGGTTCTGCTGGAACTTCTGGTAATAGTGGAAATTCTTCACTAGCTTTTAGAGACGCATACGGTAGGTTTGATACACGATACAAAACAGCAAAGACAACATCATACATTTCTCAGCCTTTTGGTTCAAAAGAGCATGACTTATTTCACTTTGAATCTTTGGACGACGGATCAGCAGGAAATCAAAGAGTTAAAATATCTATTACTAATTTAAGGCGGTCAACAAACCCAAAAGTAAAATATGGAACATTTACTGTGCTTGTTCGTGACTATAATGACACTGACACTAACCTTAAAGTTTTAGAACAATACAATCTATGTACGTTAGACCCTGCTAGTGAAAATTATGTTGCTAATCTGATTGGTGACGTTAAATTATACTTTAATTTTGATGCTGAAGTTGAGTCGGAGAGAAGACTTAATGTCTCAGGTAAAAGACCGAATCGCTCACAATTTGTAAGAATTGTCATGAATCAAAATGTAGAAGACGGTCTGATCCCTGAAGAATCTTTACCTTTCGGTTTTAGAGGACTTCCGCTGATTAAAACAAACGAAGGTTTGACAGATGATAAACTTCCTCTTTCCCCTGGTAGCCAAGGGACACGTCTAGCATTAGCAGAAGGATCAGAAGGTGTCGCGACAGAGCCGTTGTCAGGATCTGTATTACCTCCTGTTCCATTTAGATTTAAGACTACACGTGGTGAAGTTTCTAATGCTGTTTCACCTAGCTTTACCGGTGAACCTGGATCTTTAGAGCTTTCTGATAATAGATTTTTCTGGGGCGTAAAGTTTGAATCTCTACCAAATACTTCTTCATTTACAAATGCAATATTAAATTCAAACGCGTCATCAAATAAAAACAGTCTGCTAAAAAGTTACAGCAAACTTTTAGGAATAAGTAAATTAGACACATTAGTAACCGGTTCAGGAGCAGATGTGTTCTCTAACAATAAGTTTACTTTAGCAAGAGTGGCCTTAAATAATCCCATAGCATTGTCATCAACAATTGAGGATAGCATCGCTACAGCAATCACAGGTACTGCTGATGAACACATTAGAGATACAGCTTACATTAGAAACGGTGTCGTTGAAACGAAGAATTATACAGTTTTAGATACAGTAAGTAGTGAACAAAGAATCACTTTTGCGACTTTAGCGGCTGCTAGAAATGCAAAATATTTTAATAAGTTCACAGAGTATGCTAAATTTACTAATATGCTTCATGGTGGATTTGATGGCCTTAACATATTAGACAAAGACGCGCACTTAATGAATGACAAGGCATCATCAATAGACGGATTAGCCGGAGGCGGAAAAAGAGGTCACTTACACCTGCACCAAGATGCATCACCTGGCAGCGGCAAGGAAAATAATATTATTAGTTCTTACAGAACAGCTGCTAACATTATAACAGATCCTTTTGCATCTCGTGTTAACATAGTTGCTATTCCAGGAATCAAAGAACCTTTTGTTACAGACTATGTTTCTGATAAAACTAGAGAATATAGCAAGGCTATTTATCTTATGGACATACCTGCATACAGCGGTGGCGCAAATGCAAAACGACTTTACGGTGGTGAAAGTTCTGTGCCAGACGTTCTAGAAACAACAGAACAATTTGAGACAAGAGCTATTGATAACAACTATGTAGCAACATATTTTCCCGACGTAATTTTTAAAGATGATATTAATAATTTAAATTTAAAATTACCAGCATCAATTGTTGCTTTAAAAGCATTGGGTTATAATGATTCAATTGCATATCCCTGGTTTGCTCCAGCTGGATTCAACAGGGGTGCTTTAAATAACGTCGTGAACACAGATGTAAGGTTAAATGCTGAAGATAGAAATATTTTATACGAAGGAAGAATTAATCCTATAGCTAACTTTCCTAATGGTGGTTTTGTTATATTTGGACAAAAAACACTTCAACAAGATAAATCTTCACTAGACAGAGTAAACGTTAGAAGAATGCTTCTAGAAGTAAAAAGAATTATATCTGATATTGCAAGCAGGCTAATATT